TATGTCAATAGAATTAAAGATTAAATCAAAGCATCTCGGCCTAGAAGCCAAAGTTATCAAGTTTGAAGAAGCTAAACTGAAGCAACAGCTTCGGTGGTTGCGGAAGCATCAAGAGTCTGTACACAAACTTGAACGGAAACTTAACTCTATTACTCAACATCGCAAATGGGATGTTCGTAACGAGAATAGAGCAACCTTCTTGGCCAGAGCTTACATCTCTGGTGTTCCATACAAAACTGTAGAGAACAAGCGTAAACCAGAGAATGAGTACACATTTAGAATCTATGTTCTTCAAAGAGTTCAGGCTATGGTAAACCGTTATCATAATAATAACATTACCAAAGAAGCCCTTGAAGAATGGGTAAATGTATAAAGAGTTTATTCCCCTAGGGTCCTGTTGGTAGGGACGCGTGACTGTTAATCACGTTGCTGTAGGTTCGAATCCTACTAGGGGAGCCAGTTTTGTTGGGTATAGCATGGTGCTGTCAAGATGGGAGTCATGACCCTGAGACGAATGTGGATCGTTACCACGCCCGACTCCAAGTTGAAATCGGCCTCGACGGAGGCTGTAAGAAGTGTGACTGAATAATCCCCTCGTCAGTGGGGATAAGGTAGGCTCGGGGAGTGGTCCTCCCCCTAACCAGGAACGAGTCGTTGACTGAAATTTACAGATAGTAATTGACTAGGTCATGGAGGTACAACTGAATCCTCCCACTTCGCCTTATAAATAATTCATGCGGCATTAGCATAGTGATGGTGCGTCGGCCTTCCAAGCCGTAAGGGACGGGTTTGATTCCCGTATGCCGCTCCAATTCAAGGAGTATATTATGACAGAACGTATTAAGATCAAGCGTTATTGGGATAAAGAGGTTGAAGAAGGCGATGAGCTCAAGCAGGTTATCCCATCTGTAGTGTTCAAGACACGAGTACGCGATGACGAGATGATTCTATTGAAGCATCCTAACCCATATCGCTGGGAAGACGTGACGACATGGGACCTATTCGCAGGTAAACGCACGGTTCTCTTCTCCCTTCCTGGTGCATTCACACCGACATGTTCGACATATCAACTTCCTGGTTTCGAAAATAACTTTGCTGAGTTCAAGGCCCTTGGAATCAAGGACATCTATTGTGTGTCGGTCAATGATGCTTTCGTCATGAACGCATGGGCCAAGGCGCAGAAGATCAAGAAGGTCAAAGTAATTCCTGATGGATCTGGCACGTTCACTCGTAAGATGGGCATGCTGGTCCATAAGGATAACCTCGGTTTCGGTGAACGCTCATGGCGTTATGCTTGTGTCATCAACAACGGCAAGATCGAGAAGTGGTTCATCGAACCAGGCGCAGAGGATAACTGTCCAGTTGATCCATACGGCGAAACCTCACCAGAGAATATCCTATCATGGCTACGCGAAAACAGTTGATCGCTGCAGGAGCCGGCGTTGCAGTCGTCGGCATCCTATCCTATCTTGGATACAAGGTCGTTAAGCAGATTAACGATATCAACTTTGATGATTTTTTGGGAGAAAACGTTGATGACCTCTACAATTACAGAACGCCGAATCTCAAAGGCGAAAAGGGCCCAAACGGCAGCACAAAATCCGGCCTTTAAAGAGTACTGGCGTAAGGTTGCTGATACCCTATCAAAATATATCGACGATTAATTTTTAAAAAAAATGCGGCTGGATTGATTCTGGCCGCATTTTTTTATGTACAATATATGAAAACGGCTGTAGGATGGTTATACCAAATCAAACAAAGGAAGTTTTCAAATGATCAAGGTTTATCAAATCGCTCTTACCGATGCTGAAATCGATGCCACCAACCGTGGTGAAGAAACCGAAAAGTCGAAGGCCTATTTTGGTCGTTCGTTCGACTCGACCTTCAAAGCTGAGAACTTCCAGTACTACACCCATGTTGCCAACCTCGATACTACTGACATGGAAGAAGCTTTCATGTTTATGAATCTTTGGGAAGATGAGTCGAAGGTTGAACGCCTTGGTCCTTGCTCTTCGATGTCAGTTGGTGACATCCTTGAGATGGAAGATGGTACTAAGTTCCGTTGCGCTTCGTTTGGCTTCACCGCTCTCTAAGGATATTTGATTATGGCTCTCAATCAAGAAATTAATGAACTTATCGAAGAACTGTGGGCATCTGACGAAGCCTCTGCTTTGACTAATCGTGCAGCACGGGTGATCGATAGGCTTTATCGTGAACTAATTGCCGCAGAGCGCGAAAATGAAATGGTATACCAAGATATGGCTGGAGAAAGTATCTAGTTTGTATAAATACCCGTATGGGTTACGATACTATATTCAAACTTATCGGTGACGTCGGATTCCCCATCGCAGCAGCAATGCTCGGTGGGGTTTTTGTATATTTTGTTATCAATTATATCCTCGAGAGTGTCGTAAAGGCAATCAAAGGGATGCAGGGTATTATTATGGGACTTGACAATCGAGTCAAGACAATGAACCATGATATTATTCGCGTTGATGCAGTTGTCAGTTCCGCTCTAGGTTTGAAGCCAGATCTAGATAGAATCGCACGAGCAGACGGGAAGAACGACGCTCGGAGAGATTAATGGATCCAACTTTAATTGCTGGTTTTGTAAAACAATATGGATTCCCTATCGTTGCCGCCGTTGGCATGGGGTATTTTGTGTGGTTCATTTATAAGTTTGTAACTGACAGATTAATGCCATTAATTGGCGAAACTAATGTAATTTTAATCGCGTTGATTGACCGTATCCGCATGTTGGATAATGATCTCATTAGATTAAACCAGAAGGTGAGTGTTGTATTGCAGATAAAGGAGGATCATAGTGACAATATCACTAAAAATTGAAATTGTCAAGATCTTCAAGTTTGAATTTGAACTTTCTTCTGACAAGAAACTAAAGAAGGAAGAAGCAAGTGCTGAGAAAAAGCCTGATACTAAGCAGCCTACTGATACTAAGTAGTCCTGCTCACGCGCAGTTAGTACAATCATTCAAAGATCCTGCCTTCAGCGGTTATGGATGGTCTTCTCATGTGATGTCGATCGATGCACAGGAAAGATCAAGAGATCAAGCCATCAAGGATGCAGAGGCGGCTAAGATTGCATTGGCCAAGGCCGAGGCAACCAACACTCCTCTGGCCAAATTCATGGCACTGTTCACATCACAGGTTTATGCCCAGTTAGCAACTCAGCTCTCAAACAATCTGTTTGCAGAGGGTGGAACTGCTACTGCTGGTACATTTAACCTGGACGGTAATGCGGTCAGTTATGTCAAGACCGGTACCGAAGTCAAACTAACAGTTGTTGATAAGAATGGTAATACTACAGTTGTTACTGTTCCTATTGCAACATTCGCATTCTAAGGAGATAGATGATGAAAAAGATTCTAGCTCTAATGCCATTGCTATTATTAGGAGGGTGTGTAGGTGGTTCTATTCCCGCACTCAATCAATCGTATCTTTTGCGCAGTGATGCAAAGGTCGCTAAGTTTGCTAACGATGATTTATTCAAGAATCTTCCGGAGCTCGACGGCGCGCCGATCCCTATCGCAATCTACTCATTCACAGATAAGACGGGTCAGAGAAAGCCTTCACAGACAGTCTCGTCATTCTCGACTGCCGTAACCCAGGGTGCTGATGCCTATGTTATCAAAACATTGGCAGATACTGGTGACGGCAAATGGTTCCGTCCTGTAGAACGTGTCGGTATCGATTCACTTATCAAGGAACGCCAGCTGGTACGCCAGATGAGAGAGCAGGAACAGGGTGAAAACGCTACACCTCTTCCGCCTCTTATGGTTGCTGGTATCATCCTTGAAGGTGGTATCATCGACTATAACTCGGCTGTCAAGACCGGTGGTAATGGTGTCCGTTATCTAGGAATTGGCCCACATACACAGTATATCGAAGATCAGGTAGTAATCCATCTTCGTCTTATTTCCGTACAAACAGGTGAAGTATTGACATCTGTAACTGTACAGAAGAATCTGTTATCCACTTCAGAAGGGCTAACAGCATTCAAGTTCTTTAATATGGCAACAAATGCGTTTGAACTGGATACACAACAGACCTCAAACGAAGCGGGTAATTATGCTATTCGTTCTGCCATTGAGACCGGTGTAGTTGAATTAATTAAGCGTGGTGAAACAAAGGGTCTATGGCGCTTCAAACAACCACAAGGAACTCAACAATGAGACTAATTAAGACTCTTGCCCTTGGTGCTATGTTAGTTGCGCAATCTGCTTTCGCGCAGGTTGTTCTTCCTACCGCACCCAATCCTCCTGCAATTGTAACCACATCGCCTAACGAAACAGATGCTGGTGCAGTAGCTACAACAAACAAAGTCTACATTGACCAAGCTGGCCAGAATGTAGATATTAATATCGTACAGACTGGTACCGCAAACATTATCGGTACATCAGCGGATCCTATCTATCTACGTGGCGATAATCAATCGGTTATTGCTATTCAGACTGGTGCTGGCAACTCTCTTCTGATGGGTATTGTCGGTGACACTGGCGCTGGTGGTATCGGTACAGTTACAGTCCGTCAGATTGGTGACAATAATACTGCTGACATTCGCTGCGGTACTCTTCAAAACGAAACGGCGTGTAACCAACTTGATATGAATGCCCGTTTCACAGGTAATAGCAATGCCCTTAACTTCCACGGTTCGGGTGCAAACATCCGCAACTCGATGGATATCAATGGCAACAATAACACCCTTGATATGGACGTATTGTCTCCTAATGCTACACAAACTCTGCTGTTCACAGGCGATTACAACAACATCGACGTGACACAGACTGGAACGGGCGGTACATACGGCCATTCGCTATATGCTAACTTTACTGGATCATCAAATGTGCTAACAACTCAACAGTATGGTGTATCGGAAACGATCGTCAACATTAACAGTGTGGGTTCAAATGGCACGTTTAATATTAAAACTGGCCATTAATCTCTTATTTCTGTTATCGACTCCTGCGATGGCATCAATCGGGTCGATAACAGATTTTAAGGGTGCTGGCAATATCAAAAGAGCTGCTAAAACCATGCCGGCAACCAAGGGTTCCGGTATCGAGAAGATGGACACTGTCTCTACGAATAGTCAAGGCAAGTTCATGATCTCGTTTGTTGATGGCACAACAGTCAAGATTACAGAGAACTCACGTCTCGTGATCGACGACTTTGTATATGATGGTGGCAAACCAAAACGCGGCAAGCTCGGTCTAAGGCTTGCATTGGGTACTGCTAGATATGCATCAGGAGCCCTTGCGCATGGAAATCCTAGAGGCGTGAATATCCGCACACCTACGGCTACGATCGGTGTTCGTGGTACAGACTTCCTGATGTCTGTCGACGAGGCTGGTAGAACTATGGTTGTTCTATTGCCGACTTGTTTTGATGAGAAAGATATCACCAAGATCAACTTCGATTGTCCGACCGGAGCTATCGATGTTGTGACTGCTGCTGGCGTGGTGCAACTCAACCAACCATTGCAGGGGACGGTTGTAGAGTCTACGTTCACTCCACCATCTCCTCCTGCAACTGTTAGTCTTGCTCTTCGTGGTTCAGACAACACGCTTCAGATCTCTAGCCCTTTGACTGATACTGGTATTTCACTGGTCGAGAAGGCACGTAACGATCTTAAGAAGTATGCTAATCCATCGAAAGCTGCATCTGATGACAACGAGAATCCGGATGTAGGTGCATCAACCGAGCAGATTGCAGTTGTGTCTGTTCGTCTTGCTACACCGCAGGAAATTGAGAATGTATATCTTGAGTTCAATCCTGAAGGTTTGCCGAAAGAAACAATCTATACCAACATCTCTCCTACATTCAAAAAGAATGTACAAGTCGGATGGGTATACACAAGACTATCAGACGATAAGAACCAGGCTGTAACTATCTGGGTCACTAAAGATTCAGAGGCACAGATCGTATCAGTACAAAACGGTATCGCGGACGTCTATAACATGATGGATGATAAGTGGACAACGTCAGGAACGGGCAGACCGCAAGGTAATATCACTGTTATACAAGAGTCAGGTGTAAGATGAAAAAACTAATCACCATGTTTTTACTGTTTTTTTCAATGCCACTATTTGCTCAAGTAACAAATTATGGTTTTGAAAATGGTAACTATTCGGGTTGGACTGTAAGTAATGGAAGTACAGCTTTAAGAACATCGTGGTCTCCAAATGGTAACGGCGTTCAAGTTGCATCTAATATGACGAATTATTGTCCAGGTGACGGTAAATGTTGGACCGTCACACCATATGGATCATACATGGTTTCACTTCAAGCAGGCGGCGGATCTCCTGGTTTTGATAGTGCCATGACAACTCTTGGTTTACAAAGCTCTACGATCACATCAATTAAAAATACCATTTACTCTAATGGTAACATGTATCCAACGAATGCTACGTCGATTAGCAGAACAGTAACTTTGCAGGCAGGTGTAACATACACTTATGCATGGCAATATCTTTCGACTGACTATGTTCCGTATAACGACGGATCCATGATTACTGTTACTGGCGGACCTGGAACACCTACTATCAATGGACAAACACAAAATTTTGCTCTGCTCGGTTTCACAAACCAAGGCACAGGTAACTATTCAGTAGGATCTTATGGGGCCACAGGTTGGCAGGTTGCGGTATTTACTGTTCCTACTGATGGAAATTATCTTCTAGGATTTGCCTCGTTCAATCTTGGAGATACTGCTCTGTCACCAATTTTGTTTATCGACCAGATGCAGGGAACTACATCATTGAATGGAACAACGTTCACGCCAGTTGAACCCAATGCTGGATCTTCTGCACCGTCTGCTCCACCTCCTGAACCCATAGAACCGACTTATCCGGCAACATCTATATCGGCAGGACAGGCTGTTAAGATTTCACAGACATCTGCTCTGACCAAAAACTCTGTTTATATTCAAAACTATGGGATATCCACAAACGTAACTATCGAACAAACCGGCAACTACAATGCCGTACGTGGTATAAACGGCGCACAATCCGCACTAATCAACGGCAACTATAATACGATGGTTGTTAAGCAGGGAACGCCTACAGTCAACGGATACAACAACCTTGCTGAGATCTCTGTCACTGGTGGATACAACAGTCTTAACATCGACCAAAGAAACAATGGCAAGTATACTGAGGTATCTGTCAACGGTTCGTCTAACAGTCTTATACTTCAGCAGAAAGATGATACAACCAAGAGCGCGTTCTTCTCGATTACTGGGAATTCTAACAGTCTGAATGTACTTCAGGAAGGAACAGGCCAACACTTCTTAGATATTATCGCACCTACATCTGGCAATACTATTACAGTAACTCAATCAGGAGCAGCGCAGAAGCTATTCTCTTTGAGTATAAATAGTCCTAATGTTGGTGTCACTGTTACTCAAAACAACGCAACGACCGGTGATTCAGCAGCAATGTCGATAACATGTAATACGGGACCGTGCAATGGCTACAGTTACACAAAGAATTAAAGCAGTATTGCTTTCGCCTTGGTTGGCACTATTCACATTTGGTATTCTATTTGCCGTAAAGGTCTCGGATCCATACTTGGTTGAGGCAACTCGCCTTAAATTTTATGACTACATCATGCTTGATAAGCCAAAGCAATCAGAACAGATTGTAGTCATTAATTTAGGGGAGAAAGCAATTGAGAAATATGGCCAATGGCCTTTCCCGCGCAAAGACCATGCTGAAATTATTAGCGACATTTATGGCCGAGGGGCTGCTCTTGTTGGTACTACTGTACTTATGCCTGAGCGCGATCGGATGGGGACTGATAGAGCTCTTGCGACTGCTCTGACGCAGTATCCAGTAGTCCTGAGTCAGACAGTAACCGATTCATGTAAGGCAGGGAACCAGAATATTGCTCGGACCGGAGTTGCTGTAGTCGGCGACGGACAACCAACTGAATTTCTTCCTCAATACCCATGCGTTCTAAGTAATATACCAAGTCTTCAAGAAGCAGCCGCCGGTGTAGGGATAACGTCGACACTACCCGAGACTGATGGGGTTGTAAGACGAGTTCCTCTTCTATCTCAATCAAAAGGCGAATACTATCCTGCATTTGCGATAGAGATGCTGCGTGTAGCTGCAGGAGACTCTTCGTATCAAGCGAAGATAAATCAGACTGGTGTTGAAGCATTACGAGTTCCTCAATTTGACACTATTAAAACGGATGAATATGGTCGGGTATTTATAAACCCGAACTATGTTTTTCCAACATATGAATACGGTGCTCAATCTCTTCCGGATCTAACGGGTAAGATGGTTGTGCTTGGAGTAACTGCTGCTGGAGTTGCCAACCCTGTAGCGACTCCACAAGGTGCGCGCTATCCCCATCAGGTACAAGCCAGTCTTCTAGAGACACTTGTTGCTGGGGATTCGGTTTCGATTCCAAATTGGCTGCCTTTGGTAGATCTTGGCTCATTCTTGTTTCTCACACTTGCAATGATCGTGTTCTCACGTTTTAGATTCTCTCTTATATATATCGGTGTGCTCTTTGGTGCATATCTGTATCTGCCACTATATCTGTTCGGCAAGTACAGCATCCTGATGGATGTCAGCTATAACGTAATCGCTGCACTCCTGATCTACATGCATATCTATACCGTCAAGTTCATCAGTGAGTTCCTACAGAAGCAGCAGATCAAGAAGCAGTTCGGCACCTATCTGTCACCAGACCTGGTTGCACAACTCCAACGTAATCCGGAACTGTTGACACTCGGTGGCGAGAGCCGTGAGCTGTCAATCATGTTCACCGACGTACGTGGTTTCACTGCCATCTCTGAACACTATGGTGAGGATGTACAGGGTCTGACCAAGATCATGAACCGTTACATGACCGTCATGACTAAGGCAATCCTTGAGAACAAGGGAACACTAGACAAATATATTGGTGATGCACAGATGGCATTCTGGAATGCACCGCTAGACAACAAACAACACGCATTGGATGCTGTACGTACATCATTCCAGATGCTCAAAGACTTGGAGACATTTAATGCAGAAGTTGAAGCAGAAGGCGTTCCGGCTTTCGGTATGGGTCTTGGTATTAACACTTCCACTGTGGTTGTTGGTAATATGGGCAGTAGCCAGCGTTTTGATTATACTTGCCTGGGTGATGGCGTTAATCTCGCCTCTCGTCTCGAGGGTCAGTCCAAGCCTTATGGGGTGGGGGTCGTACTTGGGCCAAAAACCGCCGAGTATGTACGGGATACATACCAAACCATTGAACTCGATCTCATCGCGGTCAAAGGCAAAACGGAACCAGCAAGAATCTACACGGTCCTAGAGAAGAAGGATGCTGCGGCCGAGAAGGCACACAACCTGTTCCTAGAACACTATCGTGCCGGTCGTTGGGATCGTGCAATGGCCATGGCCGTCGAGATGGGTGACAAGATCTTTGGCGGTGCGCTGAAGAACTACTACGTCATGATGGAACAGCGTATCCAGGATCTCAAGTTTGACGAACCGCTGCAGTGGGATGGAATTTATCGCGCTGCCTCAAAATAGTTGTGTACATTATTTCCAAAACATGATAGGGTGTACCTATGATGATAAAGGAAAACAAATTGAACATCACTATCACAGGTATGGTCGGTAAGCGCAAGGAAAAGGCGCTGCTCAAGCAAGCAGCAGAGTTCTTTGCCAATCAACTCATGGACCCACGCACGGTCCGTAATCTCACACTTGACATTGAAGTCCGTAAGAACTTTGACGTAGACGGTGAATGTGTCGACGAGGACGGTATCCGCAATCCTCGCTGGTTCACTATCGGTCTCAAGAGTCAAGACATCTCTGACATGATCAGGACTCTTGGTCACGAGATGGTGCATGTCAAGCAACATGCCAAAGATGAACTTAAGTCTGGTATCCTTGTTCCTACACGCGGCGGTCTGAAAATGACTAACCGATGGCTCGGCGAGATCTGGAAGCCTAAGGGCAAGGAACATCACTACTTCGATTCTCCATGGGAGATTGAGGCTTATGGTCGCGAAGTCGGCCTCTTTCAAAAATGGATTATGCAATGTTCGAAATAGTAAAATGGATTGGCACGGTCTGTGTCATCATAGCAGCAACATGTCGTGCATTCGGTTTTCATACAATCGATCTTATTCTTTCGATTATCGGCGCTGCCATCTGGGGTTACGCCGCATATAAGATGAAGGACAATGCATTGCTTGCTGTCAATGGTTTTATCACTGGTATTTTAATCATAGGAGTTGTGAAATGAAGAATGTTTTGACAAAGGTTTTCAATGTTGTGTTTAGCGGTACCACGCTTTTTGTATTAGCCGTCGCGGGATTTGGTTATGTTCTAGTAACTACAGCAAATAAACAGCAGGAACAAGAAAGCATCTGTTATGCACAGAACATGGTTCGTGTCAAGACTGATGCGGGCCCCCGTTGTGCACTGCCTAACGCTTTGGTGGAGATCAAGTAATGAGCGACCTACCGATACCACCGGACTGGGTGCTACACGAAGCCGCGAAGCGGTGCGACATACACGGAGCTAACGTCTCTGGGTTGCGCAGCCGTTATACAGCAAGCGGTGACCCCTACCGCGCCCTCTGCGACATGATCGCCAAGCACGAACAGAAGCCGGTTGATCGCAAGCTGCTGTGTGCGCGGGAGGCTGCAACGGATTGGGAGTGGGTTAAATCTGACGATGCGGCAGTTGCCGTCTGCGTCCGCGCCATCGAACTTTGGGAAGAGGGGTTTGGGAAATGAGCGACGACGACAAGGCGCTGGTGAAGCAACTATACGAACAAGCTGACCAGCGTCACGGTTCAATTGGGTCGCTATGCTCTCTTGAATGGAAAGCAGCCGACCGCATCGAAGCCCAAGCGGCAGAGATTGAGCGGCTGCGTGAAGCGTTGCATACTCCGCTGGCCTTTATTGAAGCCCTCCACGAAAATGATCCAGACGATCAAATTGCGGACAACGGCATGACCGTGCTTGATGGACTGAAACAGCAAGCGCTATCTATTATAAAAACAATCCGCGCAGCCCTAGAGGGAAAGGCAGAGCAATGAAGTATTGGCTTATTCTAATGCTGTTCACACAGGACGGCAAATACATCGATAAGATGGAATCGAATTTCGATGGATATGGTTCATGTGCAGTTGCTGCAGGTGCAATCACATCTGAGTTTGTCAACACTGGTACCAAGATTCAGGCTTGGTGTGTATCTGATGATCATTATAATGGTATCAAACAAGACGAAGGTATTCCATGGGATGTTGTAGGAGTTGGAGATGAGTGAAGAACGTGTAGGCATTATTGCTAGTTGTTTTGACTTGTTTCATGCAGGTCACGTTCTGGCGCTGTATGAAGCAAAAAAAGAGTGTAATCGGTTGGTGGTTGCTTTGCAATCAGACCCGACTATTGATCGGCCTGACAAGAACAAACCTATCCAAGGAATGTTCGAACGATATGTTCAGGTACGGGCGTGTGCGTATGTCGATGATATAATTCCGTATGATACTGAAGCAGATCTACTCAACCTATTGACAGGTTATAATTGGGATATTCGGTTTCTTGGTGATGACTATTACGGCCGTACCAATTATACTGGATATGGGTTGGATATTCCGATTTATTATCTTTCAAGGAAGCATGACTATAGTTCATCAGCTCTTCGTGTTAAGATTGAACAAGCTGGTGCTACGGCAGCAAATGCAGGCAGCGTCATACCTGTATAAATACCACTGTCACGCCTAATGGGTGACACAATTAAACTCGCTTAATAGGAGCACAATATGAAAAAGACCCTAATCGGCCTGACGGCCGCTGCACTCGTTGCAACCCCAGCTCTAGCCATTTCTTGGAGAACAGAGCTCTTCTCTCGCCTAGATACAGACACAAACGGTTCAGTTTCTATTACAGAACTGGAACAAACAGGCTGCCGCGTAAATAAGAAACTATTTGCTTATGCAGATGCTGATCGTGACACCGGTCTATCGAAGGTTGAGTTCTTCAAAAATCGTGAACTCTTCTCTCGCTGCAAGTAAGAGGAGACTTTAGTTATGTTTAAAGATAATCCTTTCATGAAGCCATTCGACCACCGTTTCTTTGTAGGATTCGATCCTATTGTAAAGAAGCTGGCAGAGGCAACTGAACAAACAGCAAAGCTTGCTCAGAATTATCCTCCATATAACATCAAGAAGATTGACGAGAACAAGTATTCTATCGAGATCGCTGTAGCTGGTTTCGGTAAACAAGATCTTGAGATCGAACTTGATGATGATAAACTAATTGTAAAGGGTAATACTGCCCACACCGAAGATCCCTTCGAGTATCTTTACCACGGTCTTGCAGCACGTGCATTCACACGCACGTTTAATCTTGCAGACAATGTAGAGATTCGTGGAGCGTCAATACTCAATGGTATTCTTAAGATTGCTCTGGAAGCAATTATTCCAGAACATAAGAAGCCAAAGAAGGTTGACATTGTTGATGAGGATGCATCGGCTCCTTCGACTGCTGAGTTTATAGCAGATCGTAAGGACAAGTAAAAAAGATGGGGGCGAAAGCCCCCATCAATCTATTATCCCCAAGCGAAGTATTGCTTGGTTTTCTTAAGTCTATCATCCAGACCGTGTGTGCCACCATTCACTCGCTTAGTAATCTGAGTGATCACAGCATCGGTTACACCCTTATCAGCAATCGCAAACAGATTATTCTTACGGAAGAACCACAGTGCCGATTCAAACGCGAGCTCTGTCGCAACAATATCTGGACTTGTTAGAACGTCCGGACGGCCAATATCTGCAGCAAACTGAGTATAGTTCGACTTCCCGGTTAGCTGAATTGGTCCGCGACCTCGAAACTTCCATCCGTCCCCAGAGCTTTCCGGTCCATTACCCATGCGATTGGCATAAACCTTGTTAGCAATTCTTTCCGGCTTACGAGCGTAGCCATTTGTTGAAACAGGTGTTGGAAAGTATTTCTTAAAGATGCCGTTCAAGCCTTGAGCAGAATAGTTGAGATTCTCTGAGAATACCTTGAATCCACCTGACTCATGAGCACACTGACCGAAGAAGTGTGCAGCCTGATTGTTTGTCAACTTGAAGAAGTTTCTTGCTGCCTTATAAGTACCAGGACCCCATTTATTATCGGCTGCAATGCCGCACTTAGCCTGGAGAGCTGCCAATGCCCCAAGACCCGCTGCAACTGGAGCTGCCTTTTGAGCAGTCTGCTGAGGAGTTGCTTGACCAGCTACTTGAGGAGCTCCTGCTTCGCGAGTCGTTGACGGATCAAAGTCAGCAACAGGAACATACTGAGTCCCGCCAGCCTTAGACTTCTTAGCGATCAGACGCTGCTTGCGGTTTCCACCTTCCTTCTTGATAGAGGCGTGTACCCAACCAGAGTTCTTGTCACCTGCTGTATAGAACTCGAGGATAACCTGATCAAACTCTAGGTTGTCAGCAACCCAGTCGGCAACCTTCTTGTTGTCTACACCCTTGACTTCAAAGTCGATAGCCTGACCATTGACGTGTTGTGAAGTCTTCGATCCGCCTACTGCCTGATTAACGGCAGGTGCACGGTAAGATGAGTTGATCGTTACCGGCCCAAACTTAGCACGTACGGGCTCGAGGATCTTTTCACAGCAATATTTCATATTTGCAATGTGTTGTGGTGTTGGTGTGTTACTTAGCCCAAGCTTCTTAGCAGTCGGGGAAACTGTCATTTCTTCCAATTTAAAATGTTCAGTCAGTTGCATTTTTTCGTCCTTTATATATGTACATATTATCAAACCCGTGTTATACTTAAGATTGGCCTCAAGGAGATATCATGAATTTTTACACCAACGTAACACGGCATAAGGGTAATATTCTGGTTCGTGGGATCAAGGACGGCGCGCCGTACAAGTTCTCCACCAAGTATAAGCCGTATTTATTTATTCCTTCTAATAAGTCCACTGAGTATACCAACCTTAAGGGTGAGTATGTCGGGCGTGTGGACTTTGATTCGATGTATGAGGCACGTGAGTTCCTCAACCAGTATGACAATGTAAGTGGCATGAAGATCTATGGTCTCAGCGACTTTCAGTACATGTACATCTATGACAACTATTCAGGTCAGATCAAGTATGATCCGGCCCAAATCTCTGTATGCTCTATCGATATCGAAACCAGTATTGAAAACGGTTTCCCTGATATCGAGACGGCTAACAGCGAGATCACAGCTATTACCATCGGCCGCAATGGTAAGAAGGTTTCCTTTGGTTGCGGCGAATACAAGGAGCATCTACCCAATGTCAAATACTATAAATGCAGGGACGAAACAGCCCTACTGGAGTCTTTCCTCGGAGTTTGGGAAGGACCAGAGTTTTCGCCTGACGTTATCACCGGCTGGAACATCGAGTTCTTCGACATCCCGTACATCGTTAATCGTATCAGACGAGTACTTGGAGACGCTGCAGCTCTCCGTCTTTCGCCCTGGGGAATCCTCCGCGATTATCAGGTGCCAGTCCGAGGACGAAACCAACTGGCCTATACACCAGTAGGAATTGCCGTCCTCGACTACATGCAACTCTATAAAAAGTTCACGTACGTCACACGGGAGTCATACAAGCTTGACCATATCGGTACGGTAGAACTGAATCTACCTAAGCTTGACTATTCCGAGTACGAGAACCTGGATGATCTCCGTAACCGGAACTTCCAGAAGTATATGGAGTACAACATCCATGACGTTGAGATTGTGGAGAAGCTTGAGGACAAACTAAAGCTGATCGAGCTGGTCTATGCTATGACATATGACGCCAAGATTAACTATACCGACTGTCTTGCATCCGTGAAACAATGGGACGTAATCACCCACAACTATCTCATGGATCGCAAGATCGTCGTGAATCCTTTTGGAAAGAGTAACAACGGAACACTGGTTGGCGGTTATGTCAAAGATCCAAAGATCGGTATGAGTAAGTGGGTTGTGTCGTTCGATCTTAACTCCCTTTACCCTCACCTTATCATGCAGTACAATATCTCCCCCGAGACGTTTGTTACTCGCCTGAATGATAAGGTGACGATCGACGACTTACTTGTTGGCGGTGCAGAGAAGTTCGGTGAATATCTTGATAAGACGAACTATGCTCTCGCCGCCAACCTTTGTATATATTCGAAGGAGAAGCGTGGGTTCCTTCCTGCTCTCATGGAACGTATGTACAATGATCGTATTCGGTACAAGAAGGAGATGATCGAGGTCAAGAAGGAGTACGAGAAGTCCAAGGACAAGAAGCTCCTCAAGGAGATCGCCCGTCTTGACAATATGCAGATGGCCAAGAAGATTCAGTTGAACTCTGCCTATGGTGCATTGGGTAACCAGTACTTCCGTTGGTTTGACATCAACCACGCCGAGGCCATCACCATGTCTGGCCAGTTGTCCATCCGTTGGATCGAGAAGAAGATGAATGAGTATCTCAACCGTCTCTTCAAGACCGAGAACATGGACTACGTGGTTGCATCCGATACCGACTCCATCTACATCACGCTCGAGTATCTGGTACACATGATGTATCCTAACGGTGCTGATGATCAGACTATTGTCAAGTTCATCGACGATGCCTGCAAGCAGAAGATCGAACCGTTCATCGACCGTGCCTATCAGCAACTGGCCGATAACATGCGTGCCTATGCTCAGAAGATGCAGATGAAACGTGAAAACATCGCCAACAAGGGTATCTGGAAGGCGAAGAAGATGTACATCCTCAACGTCTGGAACTCCGAAGGTGTGCAGTACGACAAGCCTAAGCTCAAGATGATGGGCATCGAGGCTGTCCGTTCTTCTACTCCTCCGTCATGTCGTGATGGCATTAAGAAGTCGCTCGAGATCATCATGAACGAGGATGAGGCATCATTGCACCGGTACGTGGCAGACTTCCGTGTAAACTTCAACACGCTTCCTTTCGATGAGATTGCCTTCACCAGTTCGGTTAAGGATATGGAGAAGTACCACATCGCCGGTCAGTATCAGTCTGGCTGTCCCATCCACGTACGTGGGGCCGTAGTCTACAATAAAATTGTCAAGGATCTCAAGCTCCAGAATAAATATGAAACTATCGGCTCAGGTGAAAAGATCAAGTACGCTTATCTTAAGAAGCCGAACCCTACTAAGGAGCATGTCATCTCTTGTCCATCAACACTCCCGAAGGAGTTCGGTCTTGAACCGTTCATCGACCGTGAGCTGCAGTTTGACAAGGCATACATCAAACCTATCGAGTCTATCATCAATACAATCGGCTGGCACGTAGAGAAGCGTGCTTCATTGGAGGATTTCTTTTAAATGGCAATCACAGAACTAGAAGACTTTGACTTTGGTTTCACGACCGTAAGTGAGGACGTATTTGCACAGGCTGAACAGGCGACTCAGGAAGGTCAAGCAAAGGCTGAACTGATGTACAAGATGGTACTGCCACTTTTAAATAATTTATCTAAAGATGCAGACAAGAATGCATACATACATTGGCCAAATCGTGCCACAAAGATTGAAGAATTTAAGAAGAAGTTGTCTTCTATTCTAAATTCTTGATGTACATTATTCATATTTCGTGCTATACTAAGAATACAAGGAGGACATATGTCGGATCTATTAAATAAACTTCGTAAGAATACTACAATCAAGGACTCAGATATCCTAGCAGACTCTAAGTTCTTTAATGCTAAGGACATGGTTGCAACCACTGTTCCTGCCATTAATATTGCCCTTAGCGGTAAGATCAACGGCGGTTTTGTGCCTGGTCTGACCATCTGGGCAGGTCCATCAAAGCACTTCAAGACTTCGTTCAGTCTTCTGATGGCCAAGGCATACATGGACAAGTACTCAGATGCAGTCATGCTTTTCTATGACTCAGAGTTCGGTACTCCTCAAGCTTACTTCGACTCGTTCGGCATCGACACCTCACGTGTACTGCATACGCCGATCACTGACGTTGAGCAACTCAAGTTCGACATCATGCATCAGTTCGAAGAGATCAAGCGTGGTGACCGTGTCATCGTAGTGATCGACTCTGTCGGCAACCTTGCATCTAAGAAGGAAGTCGAGGATGCACTGAAGCAGAACTCGGCTGCTGACATGACTCGTGCAAAGCAACTCAAGAGTCTGTTCCGTATGGTCACACCTCATCTCAACCTTAAGGACATTCCTCTGATAGTGGTTAACCACACCTATCAGACTCAAGAGATGTACTCGAAGGCTGTTGTGTCTGGTGGTACCGGTATCTACTACTCGGCTGACAACATCTTCATCATCGGCCGTCAGCAGGAGAAGGACGGCAAGGACATTACCGGTTATAACTTCATCATCAACGTTGAGAAGAGCCGGTTCGTCAAGGAGAAGTCCAAGATTCCTATCGAGGTATCATGGGATCAGGGCATCAGCAAGTGGTCTGGTCTGATGGACATGGCTCTAGAGTCTGGCCACGTAATCAAGCCGAAGGTTGGCTGGTTCCAGAAGGTCGATATGACCACTGGTGAGATCTTCGACAAGAATTGGCGTATGGCTGATACCTATACGTCTGAGTTCTGGATTCCGATCCTGATGTGCCCTAAGTTCAATGAGTTCATTGAGAAGAAGTATGCCGTTGCTGCAGGTGCTATCATGCAGAGCGAAGATGCAATTGAAGATCTGGTACTAGACGAGGACGATTGATGAGAATTGAAAACGTTATCTTTGGAAATCTTGTTAATAATGAGGAGTATGCTCGTAAAGTAATTCCGTTCTTGAAGTCTGACTATTTCACTGATAATGTTGATCGTACCATCTTCGAACTGGTCGAGTCGTATGTTGCTAAGTACAATACTTTCCCCTCGAAGGAGGCGTTGAGTATTGACCTTAGCAACAAGACCGGTCTATCTGATGACCAATTCAAGAGTGCCGAAGGCATCATCTCTGAACTGGCCAAGAGTGATGACCGTGACATCACATGGTTGATCGACTCTACTGAGAAGTTCTGTAAGGATAAGGCTCTTTATAATGCTCTCATGGCGTCGATCAAACTGGTCGATGATAACCAACGCAAGGACGGTATCTCTGTAGGTTCTATCCCTCAGATCCTGACCGATGCGCTGGCTGTGTCATTCGACCAGAATATCGGCCATGACTTCCTTGACGACTCTGATGCTCGGTATGAATTCTACCATCGTACCGAGGTGAAGATCCCGTTTGATCTTGACTTCTTCAATAAGATCACGAAGGGTGGATTGCCTCGTAAGACACTCAATATTGCTCTGGCGGGCACGGGTGTGGGTAAGTCACTGTTCATGTGTCACTGTGCAGCCGGTAATCTGATGGCAGGTCTCAACGTCCTGTACATCACCATGGAAATGGCTGAGGAGAAGATTGCTGAACGTATCGATACTAACCTGCTTGGTATGACTACTGACGATCTTCGTGAACTTCCTAAGACAACCTATGATACACTCATGGGCCGTGTCAAGCAACGTGCCAAGGGCAAGTTGATCGTCAAGGAATATCCGACTGCGTGTGCTGGCTCGGCTAACTTCCGTCACCTTATCAACGAGCTGAAGATCAAGAAGAACTTTGTTCCTGACATCATCTACATCGACTACTTGAACATCTGTACGTCATCACGTATCAAGGCAGGTTCTAACGTCAACTCCTATACGATGATTAAGGCTATCGCCGAAGAACTTCGTGGTCTGGCTGTTGAGTGCAACGTTCCTATCGTATCGGCTACTCAGACCACTCGTACAGGTTACTCGTCGTCTGATGTCGGTCTTGAGGATACGTCTGAGTCGTTTGGTCTACCGGCCACGGCCGACTTCATGTTCGCCTTGATCTCGTCTGAGGAACTTCAACAACTCGGCCAGATCATGGTTAAACAGCTGAAGAACCGTTACGGTGATCCATCCATGCACAAGAGGTTCGTCATCGGTGTGGACTACTCTAAGATGAAGTTGTACAACACCGAGGAGTCTGCTCAGGATGATCTGGTAGATGACACGCCTATCTTCGACAAGTCTACTACTGGCCAACGTTATGAGAATGAATACAAGCCGGCATCAAAGTTTGACAAAAACAAGTTTGCGGGGTTTAAGTAATGGACTTTGAAAAAATGTCAGTTAAACCGGAACCACAATGGTCGGTCATAAAACAACCGGTCTATAAGTGGAGATGCCAACTCCATCCAGGTACGTACTGGATGGTAGAGGACCACCGAGTTCCTAATTGGTTTCATCGTAAGATGCAAGAGTTTTGTTTTGGTATTGTATGGGAGAAGATTGATGGTTAACTATAAGATCGTGAACACAGGTCAACTTATCTATGTCGGTAATGGATTTGCCGATATGGGTGGTGATATCCTTGAGACCAAGACAGATCAGATTGTAATCAAAGGCATGCGGATGTCCAAAGCCAAGGAAATGGTTCGCCATCTAAACTTTGGTGGCGGCTTCGATGGATCTACTCCTGCATTTTTTTTAGCTGAACGCGAAAAAGTTCTAGAATTGACGAATGAACTTGTATAAATAATGGTACACTATGTGGTGCGTGGATATGCAGTTCAATCTGTATAAGAGGCAAGTGTCTTAATTGACGACTGGAATAGACGGGATTACAGGTGGGGTTCCTCCTGTCACACGCATTTGGGGCGGCTTTCGGGTCGCCCCTTTTTTTATGTACAATATTTCGAAAAGGTGGTAGGTTGAACAATCAGCTAAGGAGAAAACCATTGTACAACATCCAATACTTCGATAACTCAATCGACACCTCTTCACCCAAATTCCCCACTATCCAACAACTCATCGACTTCATCAACCAAAACCCAGAACTCGACTATTCCATTGTCCTCTACAATAACCACCTCGTCGGATATAACACCGCCGATATCATGTCAAACGGAAAACCTCGCCGCAAATTTATCAACTACATGTCCAAAATGTCTTCCATTCTCGACAACTACGTATCACCCTGGAAACC